GGCAGAGATAAGGATTGACATGCGAAAGGAGCGGGAATGAGGGAAGCTGAGATTTTTGAATATGAGGAATTGGGGAAGGTGCGGGTTTACGAGCATAATGGAAAATTTTATTTACCCCTGGCAGATATTTATCAAAGAGCGTCTGACTTTTTCAATTCGCCTGAAGCTGTGAATAATTTTTGTAAGCCAGGAAGTTGGAAGGTGTCTTCGTTTTATGGATTCGAAGGTTTTCGCATTGTTGCGGAGATACCGATGGATAAGATTATGGCGATTAAGGACGTACTGGATCGGATGATTCGCCGTGAACAAAATTATCTTAGGGCGGAGGGACTGGACAAATGAAAAAGCGAAGCCTGGATTATGTGACGAAGGAAGCGCTGTATTATGCACTGCTGCGAATGGTTCATCAGCATTTTGCGAATTTAGATGGGCACATGTGGAACCATTGTATAACGGCGGACGAATACGCAGAGGATTTGATCGACGAGGTTTTTTGCTGGGATGGAACGGAGGCGCAGTTAAACGCCGAGATTGAGCGGATGAAAGACATCTTGATCGGCCACGGGATACGAACGTATTGATTTAGCGGAGAAAGAGTAAGGACATGAACAAGAAGATAAAAATTGTATCGAAAAAGAAGCTGACAGGGAAGCTTCTCCGATGGCAGGCGCAAAACGGCGACGCGCCGCGGGCGCGGTATCTGACGCAGGATAAGGGGGTATACATTGCGGCGGATAATTCATCCGGGGATTTTTACGTCGAGGAGTTCGACGATTTGCGGAAGGCGATTGCATGGTTAGACGGCGAAGAGAAAGCGGAGGAGAAATGAGCGAAATACGCGAGACGGTGTACGACCATGAAGCGGGGGGTAAGAAGTTCTCTGTTACGGCAAATGAACGATGGTCAATCAATATGGTCAAACGTTTAGCCACAAAGTACCCCGATGAGGTTGAAATAACAGTGACAAACGCTGACGGAAGTTTGATCGCAGATTTCCCAGCCAGCTGGATGCGGATTGTTCCGAAGCGGAAGATCGAGATGAGCGACGAGAAGCGCGCTGAATTGTGTGACCGGTTACAAAGCTATAGGAATCAGGAGGCAGGAGAGGGAGAGAACGAGAAATGAGCGAAAAGAAGAGCGAACTGGTTTTAGGGTTTTATCGGGACGAGGAGGGGGATGTCAGTTTTTCGGGGACGGAGAAGCTGGACGCGAAGGACTGGTTGGCGGTTATGGCTTCAGCGACGCGGTTTCTCGGGCTCGGGTTTCACGCAATGCGACAGGACTTACCGCGGGTTAAGGTTGATCAGATGATTTGCCAGCTGATTGAATGGATTTTCACAACTGTGAATCTGGGTCCGGAAGATACGGGAGCAGAAGACGAGGACGATGAGGGAAGGGAAGAACCGAGGAAAGCCCGGTAGTCTGCCGACTACAGGCAGTTGGCGGCGCGTAACGTAAAAGGAGGGCGGGCGATGAAGCATTGCGCGACGGAAGGGGAAGAGCAGGCGGCGCTTTTCGAATGGGCGAAATGGAACGCGGGGCGATATCCGGAGCTGGATTTAATTTTCCATATTCCGAACGGGAGCTATAAGTCGCTCCCGACGGCGCGGCGATTCCAGCGTGAGGGACTGCGCGCGGGGGTTCCGGATATCTGCCTGCCGGTTGGACGGAGCGGGTATCACGCTTTATTTATTGAGCTAAAGCGAAAAAGCGGCGGAAGGGTTTCGGAGGTGCAGAAGGAATGGATCAGAAAATTGGAGGCGGCGGGAAACCGGGCGGCGGTCTGCCACGGGTGGGAAGAGGCTGCGGAGATGATCGCGACGTATTTGGGGTTTTCAGACGGGAGCAGGCGGAGCAGATCAGCGGATTTATCGGAATGAAGCTGCGCCGCGCGAAGTCGGTCACGGTTACAATTCCGATTATCAGCGGGCATCCGCACAAGGTCTGGTACGAGACCGACGATTGGGATGGGCTTGCCAACGGATATACGGAGGCTATCCGAGATAAGATCGAGCGAAAAGTCATGAAAGCAATTCAGGATTACGGAGACTATATCCTGAACAGCGGGAACCGCGACGGGGAACTTGTCATTACGGCGACGTCAAACGGAGAGGTCCGGCAGAAAAGGCGGAGGACTTTCAAAATCATCAACAACGGGTATAATTAAGATATAGCAACAGCTACCCGAAACGGGAGTTCAGGAGGCAAGCCTCAGGAGCTCCCGTTTTCTTTTCAGGCAAAGAAAGGGAAGACATGAACGAGCAGAATCAAGCCGTTACCGTTACGTCAACCGCAACCGCGGAACCGACGACAATACCACAGCCGACGCCGGGCATGGCGACCGGGCCGTCACCACAGACGCAATCGCCTGCGGCGGTCCCGAATTCAGGACAGGCGCAGTCATCTACGACGACGCAGCCAGCTTACGTAACGGCGGAGCAATTCGAAGCATTCCGGGCGGAGCTCCTCCGCAAGGTTCAAAGTACAACGGCAAAGCAGGAAAATCGAATCAACAAACGGATCGACGAGCTGGCGCGGGCGGGGATCACAGCGACCGCCGAGCAGGTCAGCGCGCTAATCGAGGCCGAGGACGCAAGCGCCGCGGCAGGGCAGGCTCAGCAGGTCAGGGAGAGCAGAGAAGATTCATCGATCGAGCAGGCTCCGGAACCCGCTCGGGAGACGTCCGAGGGTTGGATTCGAGCGAACGGCGGAAACGTAAACGATCCGATCTGGCAAACGGTTTACGAGCTCGTAAAGGCCAGCGGAACAGACTTGGAACCGGGAGACGCCGAGCTTCGGGATTTCTTTTACGACGAGAGCGGAAACCTTATCCGGCATACGAAGGCGTCTTTCGTAAGCGCATGGGACGGGGCGCTCAAGGCGAAGAAAGCGCGTCTATCGGCCGACCGCCCGTCCGGTCGGCACTCAGACACGGCGCAATCGGAAGGCGCAGCGTCTTCGCCCGGACAGCTCCCGCAGGCGATTGCGGGACAAGCGGGGGCTGAACAGATCAGTCCTGCGACAGTTCCGGCGTTAGGGACGCTCGGTCATACGAACCGGGTCCGAGACGCAAACTTCAACGAGCTTGAATTATTGGCAAAGGCATTTAAGCGATAGGAGAAAACACATGGAAGTTATTACGTTAGAGCATATCGCGCAGAAGGACCCGGACCCGATTAAGGCGGGCGTCTGCCAGATACTGCGTAAGGAATCGGAGGTCATGGACACGCTGAAGTTCCGGACGATTCCGCAGATGAAGGTGACAAACTATCTCGAAGGCGAGATTAAGAACGTCACGTTCCGGCGCGTTAATCAGCCGTTTGGTTCCGTCGTTCATGGGAAGATGAAGGAAGTGAACGAAGGGATGTACGCGATCGGGAACATGATCGATATCGACGAGTTCTACATGAAGGATAAGACGGAAAAGATCATCGATCCGGTCGTCGCGCAGACGAATCAGACGGTCAAGGCGATCGGACGGGCGTTCACGGACGCGTTCATCAACAACAGCCCGACGGATAATCCGGACGCGTTTACGGGGCTCCGGTATCGGCTTTCGCAGCCGGACATTCTCAATCCGGAGCAGTCGGTTTTCGCAGGGAAAGCAGGGAACCCGCTCGATCTCGATCCGTACGGCGCGGGATATAACGTCAACGCGAAGATTTTCTTCCGCAAGCTGGACGAGGCGATCAGCGAATGCGCCGAGAAGCCGGACTTCGCTGTCTGCAACAAGCAGTTTTTGCAGACGCTGAACGCGCTTCACCGCGATTCCGGATATCTCAAGACGACGGAAGACAGTCTTGGCCGGAAGTTCACGGAATACGACGGGATCAAATTCGTCGACGCGAAGATTCGGACGGACGGCGAACAGATCATCGGGAATACAGAAACAATCAGCGGCGATCTCACCGGGGGGAACTGCACCTCGGTTTATTTCATCCGGCAGAGCGAGGAGTTCCTTCAGCCGTTCCAGATGGAATCGCTGACTACGAAGGATATCGGTTATCTTGACGACGGGGTGACGTATCGGGTTCTTGTCAGCTGGTACCTTGGGATGCTGATTACGCATCCGAAATCGGTATCGCGGTTATACGGGATCAAGCTGGCATAAGCGGAGGCGAAAAATGGCGATGTTTGACAATATGTTAATGCTGTTGGATTCGAGCGCCGACGTAACGTCGAACGTGACGGGACAGGCGATCGATTTTCACGGCGAGGATACGAAGGAGCTTTATTACCGGATCGTCGTTCCGAAGGCTCCGACGTCGCTTGAGGTTGCGATCGAGCATTCAGACGACGGTTCGAGCTGGGGGCTTTTAGTCAAGTCGGAGGCTATCACGAAGGCGGGCGAGGTTATTCTTCACGCCCGGTCGAAGAAGGCGTTCCGGCGGGCGAACGTTACGGTATCAGGAAACGCTGGCGCGCTGAAGATCGGCGCGGTTCCGGCGGGGAGTTCACGAAAATGGTAGAAAGGGCTATCAGTATGGATTTATCGACGTATGTTGTCAACGGGATTCCGCTTGTCGCGGTTATTCTCGGTCTGGTTGAGTTAGCGAAATCGTTCGGCGCGTCCGGGCGAGCGCTGACAGGGATCAGCTTCGCAATCGGCGCGGCGCTCGGAATTTTTTATCAGTTCTCGGTCGCAGTACCGGCGACAGCGGGGGATTGGTTCGGGGCAGTTCTTTTCGGTCTTGCTCTGGGACTGACGGCCTGCAAGCTGTATGACGCCGTGCGAAGCGCGGCGAAGAGCGGATAAGGATTTTTTGTATGGACTGGTGGCAGCTGGCAATTGCAGTGGTGACGGGCGGCGGATTTGCGGCGATCGTTAACGCGATTGCCAACCGCCACAGCGTAACAGCAGACGTGTACGAGAGTATCAGCCAGTCAGCGGCGACGCTGGCCAAAACATCAGCGGAGCAGGTCGGCGAACTGTTCAAACGCGTTCACGAATTGGAAGAGCGTGAAAAAGCGCAAACGCAGGAGCTGATCGCTTTACGGTCTGAGGTTCGGCAGCTTCAAAGCGAGGTATCGGGAAAGGAAACGAAGATCGCGGCGCAGGCAGAGGAAATCGCAAAGCTGAAAGCGGAGCTCTCGGAAAAGGAAGCGGAAATCGAGCGGCTTCGCGAACGAGTACGGATGCTTGAAGATAGATTATCGTACGGCCGGCAGAGTTACGATCCGCGGTATACGCTGAGAGGTGAGAAATGAACATCACGCTGAAACAGCCGGTTAAAAGTCCGGCGGTCATTACGAACGGCTTCGGAGATACGACGATCGACTATTCCCGATTCGGCTTGAAAGGCCATAACGGGGTCGATTACGCCGGAAACCTCGGCGATCCGGTTTTCGCTATGGCGGACGGACGCGTTGAAAAAATCGCTTACGATCCGAAGGGCTACGGAAACTATATTGTTCTGCGCCATGACGGATTCCGAACGCTTTACGCACATTTGAAACGCGCTATGGTTTATCGCGGTGATCTTATCTCGGCAGAAAAGCAAATCGCAGAGATGGGTTATTCCGGTTTTGTCGATCCGCCGGATGAACGCGGAACGCATTTGCACGTCGGATTGATCTTCGACGACGCGGATAAAAATAACGGCTACGGCGGATATGTCGATCCGATCGAATACATCCGCGTTCCTGATAACGGAAACGGCAATTCCGACCACGGAAACCGGGGTTTTGATAACGATACGATCCCGTCTATTCCGGGATATCTGAGGATTGTCAGCAAGGTCGCGCCGAACGCACGCCGTACGCCGGGCGGGGAGGTGCTGTTCCAGGCGAAGGAGGGCGCGGAGTTGCTGACGACGGGACGCACTCATGCGGCGGCAGGTCTGCTCTGGCGGGAGCTGCTGTTTCCGATCTGGATTGCGGAACGGGACTGGGACGGGACAAGGATTTTGGGAAGGAAATAAGTATGAACGAGATCGAGCTCAGCGAATTATTACAGCGATATGAATTTATCGCGACGATCAAAACGCTTTTACTGTCATGGGCGAATTACTGGGGCGTCGCGAACGTCGAGCACCTGAACGCGCTTTCGCCGGAATCGTACCGGAAGCAGCGGAAGCTGATGATCCGGTTTATTCTGAATCAGCCGGATATGGCGGCTGAGCGGATTGCGCGACTGGTCATCGCGAACAGCGATATCAAGGCGCTGAAATGTTATCACCTGGTCACGCCTGCGATTGTCAAGTCGGTCGTGGACGGGCTATTAAGTTCTTCGATTGCGTTGATCTGTCCAGAGGCGATGGCGCAGGACGAATCACCGTCCGGTCCGAACGTCGCGCCGGCGGTTTAGGGGAGGATAAGAAAATGGCAAAGGCAATCAAAGCGCCAGTCCCGACAGGGGGGCCTGAGGTTGAAAACGAAATTCCGGTAGCGGTTCCGGAAACGAGATGGGCGGAGACTAAATCGATTCATGATCTGATGGGGATGGCTTTCACGACGGACGTTCCGGGCGAGATCGTACAGCTCCGCCCCAGCAGCAAGCCGGGGCTTTACGAATTTTTCAGGGTTCAGTAGATCATGAAGCTGTTCGACGCGACACTGGATTTAGCGCGGGCGACGCGCGGCATCGAGCGTCATCGGATCACGAGCGCGAATTTTTTAATGCGCGAAATGATCCTGATTACGATGGCGGCGTTCCCGCGCGAATACAGCGGCGGGGCGCTCTGGTTTATCACGGGCGCGTCGGCAGGCGAAGCGACGCCGATCCTGAGCGCGATCGATCAGCGGATCACGATCAAAACCGCGCCGAAGAAAGGGTATAAAAACGGCGACGAGGTCGTTATCAGCCCATGGCTGGACTGGACGCTTCAGGAGTTGGAGAACGCGGTTAATAACGTTTTAGCGCATTATCCGGTCATGAAGCGGCTTGAGCTTCCGGCGACGGCGGACGGCATTTACGAGCTTCCGCGCGAGGTCTACGACGTCCGGCGGGTTGAGACAAAGCGGTCGGATCGCGAATGGCAGGTTAATCATTACTGGGAGCAGAGCGGGAAAACGGTCACGATCCATAATCCGTCGCCTTATATCGAGCGTGTCCGGATTCATTACGCGGCGGATCACGGCGCGATCGGTTGGGGCGAGCGTATCGACGACAGCGTCGACGGCGATACGCTTCGAAAGCTGGCGATCCTGAATTTATGGCGCAATGAGATTACAACAAAGAAGCGGGACAACGCGGCAGCCGTCGATCTGTATAACGAAGCGAAGAATTACGAGGCGGAGATCAAGCGGAACAATACGCTCCTGAACCGGCTTCTTCCGCGGGACAGGACGTTCGCATGGTAAATAATATTCACGTCGCGCCGGATATCGAAAACCCGACTCATCATATCAGTTTATCAGACGGGAAGCGGACGATCGGGCTGATCGTCTCCGACAGCGAAGGGACGCAATCCTATCGGTCCATCAGCCGGGCTCCGCTTACCCGAACGGCGATTCAGACGTCGAGCGGGAAGCAGAAGTACGCCGATCTGGAGCCGCCCTGGATCAGTATCGCGCAGGAGGAGTGGAAAGGCGGGCGCGGGAACGAGGACTTTACGGAGGATTCGACGCGCTTTTTTGATTCCTGCCGGGCGCAGACGTCGTTCGGGGAGATTTTCAACGGTCCGCTCGAATACTACGGAACGGGGGTCCGGAAGGCGGTTACGAATTATCCGAAGTCGGTTCGCTGGCGGACGATGAAAAACGTCGGAGCGGACCGGTATCTCTGTCAGCGGATCATTCCGGCAGAGGCGCTTACAGTCGGGGAGATTTACGCGCTGGTCCGGCGACGGGGAAATCCGAAAGGGCTTTTATCGATCCGTATCTATCCGGACGTCGGCGGGAAGCCGGGCGGGGAGCCGATCGCGCGGATCGCTTATACGACGAACGAAATTACGGACACGGTTTCGGAGTTCCGGAAAACGCGGGTCCCGGGAACGGCGCTGACGGCGGGGCAGGTTTACTGGCTCGTCGTTACGGCTACGACTTATCAGACGACGGATTACTGGGAGATTGGGACGACCGAGGAAGAGACGCAGGCGACGGGCTCGGCGGACTTCAAGACTTTTACCGCGCGGGGTTTCTCGATTTTGTACCGTCTCGCGGAAGCGCAAAAGGCGAACGAAGATATTAAATTTTTCACGTACCGGCAGCTTCCGTTCGCTGTCGTTCAGACGTATGGGCAGGCGCCGAAGGTTTACGTCTGCGGGACGATCGGGAACGCGGATTCGAACGCGGCGAACTTAAGTAAGCTGAACGACGCGTCGAAGACGTTCCGTCCGGATCAATGGGCCGGGGCTCAGGTCGGGATTATCAAGGGACGCGGGGTTGAGGAGCCGGTCAGCGCATGGCGGCGGATTGTATCAAATACGGCGAATACGCTGACAGTCGATCCGCCCTGGACGATTCCGCACGATTATACGACGACGTACCTTATCGCGGGGACGAATCTCTGGACGCCGCTGGAAAGCGACGATCATGGGCTGACGGGGTATGTAACGGACGTCTGCGTCGTGAACGATATCGTTTACTTCGCGCAGGGAGACGAGAAGGCGGTCCGGCGGATGCGCTGGAATCAGGATGGGACGCCGAACAGCGACTGGGTCAGCGAGGACGACGTCATGAAGGCGCGATACCTGACGGCAGTTCGAAGCCAGGAGGGGCTGGTCCTCTGGCGCGGGAACAACAACGACAAGGATGGGAACATCTCGGTATCGAAGGCGCGGGTCATCGACTGGCGAGCGAAGAACACGGAGCTTTGCAACTGGACGACGGAGATCAACGCGGAAGCGAACCATGTCTTCACGGCAGGAGTAGATTTCGGAAGAACGGACGACTGCGCGACCGGGTACGTCATGACGGTCGGGAGCATCGCAGGAACGAACGGGCCATATCTCGCGGCGACGCTTCAGGAATCAGAGGATAACGTCGTATATACAGACGTCGCGCGATTTCAGAACGCCGAGACGAGCGGGGGGACGTATTACCTGACGGGGCGCTGTACAAAGCGGTACCGTCGTTTCAAATTTTCGGTTTACGGGACGGACCCGAAAGCCAACAATATCGTTATCCGGACGGAGAACAATTTACGGTTTTCGGAACCGTACGCGTTCCACGACAACTATGGAAAGATTACCGGAATGACGGAGTATGGAGCGGAGAGTACGAAATCGCTCTGGATATTCCGGGAAGGAATGGTTCATTCGACGACGACGCAGAACAGCGTTGTCGACGATATCAACCTGAAAGAGATCGCAACGCTGACCGAAGAAGGCAACGGGGCGGCGGCGATCACGCATAACGTGTATCTGTATTTCGGCTGGGTCAACGGGATTCAGCGGTACTACAACACGAGTTTAGATTCGGATGGGCCCGATTTAGATTCGGGCCTTCCGTTCGGGCGGCAAGGGCGGATCAGCGCGTTACTGGCTTATCCGTCGCGGTACTTCGCGGCGGTCGACGCCGGGAGCGAAGGATATTCCAGCGTCCTGATGAAGAACACTGCGGGATGGCACGAGATATACCGCGCGCCGAACCGGGGAGAGCGGATCAAAGCGCTGGTTTTTCAGCCGGTTATCGGAGCGGCGGCGGACCGGCTCTGGATGGCGGTCGGATCAGACCTGATCGGATTGATGATGCCGTCGAAGACGGTTAAAGCTGTGAACGACGCGAACGCGGAATACACGCATGAGAGCGTCGTCATTTCGTCCTGGCATTATGCCGGGATGATGGATATTCAAAAGATGTGGAACAGCTTCAAGATTCTTTCAGAGAACCTGAAGGCGGACGAGACCGAGATCGAAGCGGATTATCAGATCGACGGCGATACAAAATGGCGGAGGATTCGCGGGCGGTTCACAGAGAGCCCGTCGCAAAAGCTTTTATTAGACGAGGTTTACGGCGTATCTGGAAAGCGGCTCCGGTACCGGTTACGGATGACAACCGCGAACCGGCGCAAAACGCCTCGGGTCAAGGTCGTCGTTTTAGAGGCAATCGGACGGGTCGACGTTAAGTACTCCTATTCATTCCCGTATCGGAATTTAGAGAACGACCGGAACCTCAGCAATGAGACGGAGGACATGTCCGCGCATGAAAGACAGCTTATTTTAGACGAATGGGTCAATAACGTCGCCGCGCTGAACATGCGATGCGCTTACGAGCTGTTTGACAATAAGCGGGTTTATCTGGAGGCGGTCAGCCTATCGAACCTGAAGGAGACCGAGGAAGGATATTTAGGGAGAATTACCGCGAATGAGATTTAAGGCGCATCAGATTTCAAAGCGATCGAGCGGGCGGAAGATCGCGCCGCGATACGGGGCGAAGCTTTCAACTTTCATCCGGGAGGAGCTTCCGGAGATTAAGCCGATTCAGGGAATCCTTCCGGATTCGAAGGAAGAATTCTGGGTTTATCTTGCGCTGGAAAAGCTGAGGCTGAAATATATTTTTCAGTATCAGGTCATGGGCGGGCGGCGTTTTCGCGGCGGACAGGTTATCGATTTCTGGGTCCTGACAGTCCCGCTTCCGACGCCGTTATACGTTCAGGGTATGATCTGGCACTATACGGCGGAGAAGCGGCAACAGTCACGGTTGAATATCGAGATATTGAAGCGGATCATGGCCGGAAGGATCCTTGAGCCGGTCGAAGTTTTCGATTACGAATGTCCTAACCCTGACGTTACGTACAGTACGGTAAGGAGGAAGTTAAGGCGATGATAGAAAATATTGATTTACAGATTAAATGCGGCGCGGATTTTATGACGGTCGTTCCGGTTTACGACGAGAACGACGAGCTTCGGAACCTCAGCGGATATACGGCATTCGCACAGATTCGGGAAACGGCGGTCCATCCGCACAGGCTGGACATGGAGACGAGTATCCGGGCGGATTACGGCGCTGTCATTTTAAAGCTTTCGCACGAGAAGACGGAAACGATCGCCTATAACCGCGGGGTCTACGACATTTTTATCGTTAAGGGGCAGGAAAAGGAATGCGTCGCGCAGGGATACGTTATCGCATATCGGGACGTCACAAAGATTCCGGAGCTGGCGCACGGGACGGAAGCGAAGCTTTACATCTACGATAACGTTTCACAGTTTCCGGCTGTCGGAAGCGTCGACCGGATTTATCTCAGCGCGGTATCGAAGAGCTTTTACCGATGGAACGGAAGCGAGTATATTCCGCTGAATTATTTCTACTCGTCGTCCCAGTCGAATCCGTACCTGCCTTACGAGCTTTTCCGGAAGCACGCGCATACGGGAACAGACGACACGGGAAAAATCGATTACAACGATCTTTTGAATAAGCCGGTTTTTCCCTCCGGGGTCGTTCCGCACGTTCATAACGGGACGGACGCGGGGAAGATCGATCTCGGCATTCAAGAGGGAATCGTCGGAATTCCGCATGGCGGAACGGGCGCAAATAATGCGGTTCAAGCACGGGCGAATCTGGGATTGGGCGCGCTTGCAACGCAGAATATCGTACCAATTCATCAGGGCGGTACTGGCGCGACAGACGCCGACACAGCGAGAAATAATCTTGGAGCTATGCCAGCGCGGCCAATAGCCATTGAATTAGGCGCGACAACGCCAGTTGATTGGGGGCATGGGGGATTTATTGACTTCCATTTCAACGGCGAACAGGCAGATTATACATCGCGGATCATCGAATATGGCAGAGGCAGATTATATATAGTCGGAGCACTACATATAATCTCGGATGAGCCTAACATTGGGCTCGCTGCTGTTCGACAAATTTACGCGGGAAATGTCGCGATGGTGCCGGGCGTTTCGGCGCTCGCTTCCGGAATGATTTACCTGCAGATCGAGTAGGGGGAGCGCATGGGTAAAGGGCTGGGAATTGGTGTCAATAACATTTACCGCAGAATCAAGGATATAGAGATCGGGGTTAACGGGATCGCACACAGGGTCAAACGGGGTTATATCGGGGTCAACGGGGTCGCAAGATTGTTCTACGAATATGAAAACTGGTATATCCCGGACGGGTACGCGGAGGGTAATATTATTGCGGCATACCGATTCCGAGACGCTTCGTCGCTGGATTCAGCGCTGACGAATTTAGTAAATCCTGCAACGTATAAGCTCACGAAAGATAGTGCGCCGAGTTGGAACAAGGCGACGGGAATGACGTTTCCGACAGGCGGAACATCAGGCGAAGGCTATGGGCTGGTCAATACGGAGCTCTGGAATCGCCGATTACCTTTTGTCATTCTGCATTTTCAGCGCCCTTCGGGCGGAAAGCGCCGGCTGATCTGCAACATTGGACCGGGATGGCACTTATCCTTTGGGGTTTATCCGCCGGACGGATCAGCGCCGCATAATGTAAAACTGGGAATTGGCGCAGGAAGATCAACATGGTTCGGCGGGGATGGCGTTGCAAACAGTACAGACGCTTATCTTGGCGGAGATTTCCGAAATCACAAGTTGTTTTACAACAATTATGAAGTTGGCGTTCACGCAACGGATTGGAGCGGATCAATGGCGGTCAATACAGGGCGGATTTTAGGCGGGCAGATGAGTTATCCATCGTATGCGAATGAATGCGCGCTGACAATTACCGGCGCGGCGTTTTATGCGGAGCCGCTAAATCTTGAACAGTTTAAATCCGTACAGCGGAAAATGGCGGCAAGCGGCTTATAGGGAGGAGGCAGGATGAAGCAGAGAATCGACGGGATCAAATTCGAAGAGATCAGGAGCCGGGCGAAGGATTTACAGAATTCGTACGCAGAGCGGGACGAGCTTTTCAAGACGTACGAAGATATGTACCTGATGAAATGGGAGAACAAAGGACGTGGGTCAGGGAGGAATTCGGACACGACGCGGCTGACGGTTTCGCCGACGGCGCGGAACAAGGTACTGGGGGCATGCAGGCTGCTGTATTCTCAGGACCCGAATTTCAAGGTATCGAGCGGGACGCTCGACGACGAGGCGGCGGAGGCGCTCGAAAATCAAATCCGGCGCTGGTGGGCGCAGGCGGGACGGGTAAACCGGAAGCCGGTTCATTTTGACATGATCCTTTCGTCCTGCCTTTACGGGGAAATGCACACGGCGATCACGCCGGTCAAGGATTATATTTCAGCGAATCAGGACGACCCACGGTCGAAGCGGATTCAGGAGATTACGCCGATCTTATTCCACAGCTGGAACCCGCGGAACGGATATCCGGAGTTCGACGAGCTGGGGCTCTGCGCCTATTATCGGACGGTGGAAACGGACTGGTCCATCGTCGCGCAGAAATACAAGGCGTATTTACCGGGAGCGGGTTTCGAGGACGCTTACGGGAGCCGATCGCGAAAGGTTCAGCTGAATTTATTCTGGGACCTGACGCACGCGGCGGTCTGGATCGACAACCGGGCGCTGTACTGCGGCGAGCATGGTCTCGGGCAGATTCCGGTCGACGTCACGCGGTCGAGCGGATCAGGTCTTTTCAACGACAACGAGGATAAGGTTCAGCCCATGCTGTATGCGATCGCGAAGTCGGACCTCTGGAATCATGAATCGCTGTTCCTGACGGTGATGTACAGTCAGCTGTTTTCGATCGGGATCAGTCCGATGTATGCGTTCAAAAGTCTTGAGGGACGGGGCAGTCCGGGGGTATCGATCGACAACGGCATTACATTTTACGTGTTAGGGAAAGACGATTCGCTGGACGTTATGAACAATAAAGGGATCATGCCGGCGGAGGTCAAGGCGCTTTCGGACATGACGACGAATCTCATCGAGAGCTCGACGATTTACGCGCAGGCGTTCGGGGAACGCGGAGGCGGGTCGGCGACGTTTTCGGAGACGAGCTTACTTTCGCAATCGGCGCGGCTTCCGCTCGTCGAGGCGCAGCGGTTGGGCGGACACGGGATCGGGTCGGCGATCGAGCTGGCGCTCGCGACGATCCGGGACAAGCGGATTCATTTCAGGCAAAACGGGTACGAGCTCAAGGGCGGCGAGATTCCGACGGACGTAGAGATACAGACAACGCTAAGCGTCAATCTACCGCAGGAGCGTCTCCAGCAGGCGAACCTTGGGATCATGCTGAAAAATTCGAATCTGGTATCGGACGAATATATTCAGGAGAATATCTTAGGTATTTCCAACACAAATGAAATGCAGCGGCAGATTATTGAGAATCAGGCGGGAGCCGGGCTGACGCAGTACGTTATCGCGCAGGAGATGGAGAAGCTTCAGCAGCAGGCGACTGGCGGAATCACGTCAGAGACAGCAGACGAGGCCCCGCAGGCGTTAACTGCGGGACAGGCGAGTCAGCGGATGATGAACGAGCTGCGCGCGGGGGCGACGCCGAGGCTGGCCGGGCTTGACGCGCAGGCGTTTAACCCGACCGGGGGCGTCGGAGTTCCGCCGGAGATGGGCGGGATGGTTCCCGGGGCGGGGCTGGCCGGGCGTCCGGACATCGGAGGGATCGCGCAATGATCAAATATGAGGACGTACAGGACGCGTTCCTGAACGCGCGATTCAGGGCGGAGGACGACGTTCGCGCGGCGGTTCAGAGCTTCTTCCGGGACCGCGACACGAGAGAGGGGCTGGAGCTGTTTTTCTGGCTGCCTTCCGGGGTTCAACGTGAAATCCTCCGACGAAGTCCGGAAACGGCAAAAATGATTCAAAAACTAACGGGTGGTAAAGGAGTTCAGAGCCATGGCAAGGAATAATCGAAGACAAGAATACGCCGATACCGGCGGATATGAAGACCCTTTAAAACCGTCGCGGCCGTCAAAGCCGAACCGACCGTCGAGGGAGACCGGCGGGGACAGAAAGCCGCCGCGCCCAACGCCCCCGCCGGCGCGGAATCCGGACAAGAGCGAGGACGATTCGTTTTACACACATCCCGGCACGGTCGGGATCGTTAATCCGCTTAAGCCGCCGACGCAGGTCAAGCCTCCCGCTCCGGCGGAGGAAGAGGAAGCGCCGGTTTACACGTATACGCCGCCGCCGAGCCCGACGCCGTCGCCAACGCCTTCGCCGGTTACGATCAGCGAGACGCCGCAGCAGACGGCGCAGCAGACAGCCGTTCCGGCAACCGGGACGCCAACGCCGCTCCTCGTCAAGCCGCCGCAGGGGAACATCTCGCAGGCGGAACGGGAAGGGATCGCGACGTCGCCGACGCCCACGGCTCCCGGCACGAGCGGTTATTTTTATCGTCCGACGCCAGCGCCCGCGCCGACGCCGGAAGCGAGCTTCACAGCGGACGGGGGGCGGAGCGACGCGGACGCTTATTCATACGCGTCCGAGCGACAGGCAGAGCGGCAGCTTCAGCGTTCAGAGGAACGGGACCGGCAGGCTGCAACGCCTACCGGGTTCGATCGATTCCGGCAAAACGGACAGACCGGATCGAGCGTTATTCAGACGCTGATCAACTCGTTCGCGCCCAGACCAGTGGCGGCCGCGAGCGAAAGGGCGCCGGTTCGTTCGGACTCCAGGTATGAGCCATTGCCTTATACGCTGGGGGGGAAGGCTGTTCCTCCGCAGGATCGGACCATGTATCCCATCGACTTGTACGGGGTGAACCCGGAGCTGACGGCGCAGGGTTTGGAGCGGTTCGGATTATCGCGTCCGCCGGTTCTGAATCCAAGGGTTCCACAAGGTCAGTCTGCGACTACAGGGCAGCAGGCGGCGCAGGCGTATTTCAATAATGAGCCGTTGGGTTATACGATGCTCGGGTTATCAGCTCCGCCGATTCTGAATTTGAATGCTTCGGGACTTAATTCGACAGCCGTTAATCCGGCGACGCCGGTTCAGCCTCTCACTACGCCCTTCGGGCAGTCGCCTTTAAGGCCGCCACAAACGACGTCGGTTCAGCCGCCTCCCGCGCAGGCGGAGTTTCCGGACGGGGCGACGTATCAATGGAACAGGACGCCGGACGGCTGGCTTCATCCGACGAAGATCGCGCTGGATCCTCGCAGGGCAACAGCGGGTAACGAGATTCTCAATCGTATCGCGGCAGGGCAGGGCGAAGCGACGGACGAGGTCTGGGACGGGAAGGTTCCGGAAGGGGCGCAGGTTTTCAAGCCGGCTTACGGGCAGACAGACGAGAACGGGAACCCGATGAAGGGGATCAAGCTTCCTTACCGTCCGGAGGGATATACGGAGGAGGAGCTCAAATATTACGGACAGCGCAAAGCTTATTACGGCGAGCGCGGAAAATTCTACGGAAAGCCCGCCGGATTCGAGGGGTATTACTATCACGACGGCAAATATTATCCGATCGACGCGAAGAAAGCGGCGGAGTATTTCGGGCGAGGACGAGCGGAGCGGACCGGCGGAGGCGGCGGACACGGCGGCGGGGCGGGCCCGGGCGGGAACGCGAACAGCGCGACGAGCGGGAGCGGACCAGGCAAGATTCAGGAGCTCGACCAGTATTACAACATCAATAAGAACTGGAGCTTTTAATCGATGGGGAAGATCAATCCGTATCAGAGTTATGAAGACTGGCGGGCGGAACAGTATCAGAAGGACTGGGACGAGGATTTAAGGCGGAACGCCACGTCTTCGGAGCCTGCATCGGAGGCGTACCAGAGCGGGGCATACAGCGACGAGAGCCCGGCGGCGTACAGCGCGCGGCAGGAGCGGGAGGGGGCGGAGCGGCCCGCGTCGGTCCTCTGGCTGGATCAGCAGCGTCCAAAGCAGTACGAGGAAAATTCCGCGGTCGATCACTATTTAGCGAATCCGCAGAACGTGAACCGGCTGTATCTCCAGTATCAGACGGACGAGCGTTTTCGCGATCCGGATTATTCGAAAGAGGAAGTCTCTCAGGTTTACGACTATTACAAAACGCGGAACCGGGGACGGCGGGTCGAGGACTGGCAGGGGGCGGGGCTCAACGATCCGATCGTCCCGATCCTCGCGCAGCTTCCGAACCGGCAGGAGCGGGCGTTCACGTCGGACGAGATATACGGATATCAGCCGACGGAAAGAGAAGCGGGGTTCTTCGCGCCGCAGCGGGTCGGGAGCTGGGACGAGCTGGATTTAGCGGGGAAGATCGGACGGGCGACGGACGCGTCGGCCGATCTTTCGGAAGCCGGACTGGGCTGGAAGGCGGTTCATGCAATTTCGAAGGTTGTCCAGTCGACGCTCGGGGGCGCGGCGGTCGGCGGAATCGGGGGCGCAGGGATCGGGGCCGCGGCCGGGCTGGTCACAGGTCCGGGGGCGGCGGTCGCCTCG